GGAATATACTCAGGGCGCAACGATTATCCGGGGGGGAGCTGCATTGGGAACGAATATCGCCATTCTTGATTCGGGTCACAGGCAGGCACAGCGAAGAAACGATCACGTACGTTATCAGGATTGAGAGGTGGAAAGATGAGCTGGACAGGATTGAAGGACGAGTTAAAAGCAGCTGGGAGGCAGTTCAAAGCAGTCTGGACGAAAGCAACCCCGGTGCATCGGTGGAGACTGATNGCTGCGGCGGTCTTTATCGCGGGGATGATTGATCACTGGATGGGTTGCTAGGTGTACGGCTGGGGGTTGGCGGGCATACTTGGAATCACTATGCTGGGCATGAACGTGTGGACGGACAGGCAACGGGACAATCTCGAGGCGGCTATCGATGGCCACATCAAAGTCGAGGCTGGTTTACGCGCCGCAGCGGTCGTGGCCACGCAGGCGAGGCAGGTGTGCGAGGGCACCAATGCGGCTAATAGTTTCGCCCGGGCGGTGGCGGTGGCGAACGCCGAAAGGGCAGGCCGTGAGGTGACCAACGCGGGAGCAACGGCGGACGCCGAGGTCAGGGACATCCAATCAAAAATAGACGAGGCCCGAAAAAATGCACCACAAGAATGTTATAGGATTAACGAGCAGTATCCTGATTCTTTCACTCGCAGCCTGCGCGACGCCTCAGGTATGTGAACCCATCATGGTCCCGTACACGGTGGAGGTGGAGAAAGATAGGCTCATCCCGATCACACCCGGGCTGGTGGCCCCGGTGGAAGTGGTGAGGCTACCTGACCGGATCGATGCGATTGCCCTCAAGGCAGGGTACGAAGCATGCACGGTACGTACCAAACAGTGCAACGGCCAACTGAAATCAATCCGCGAGATCGAGGTGCCCGAGTGACGCGAGGTGTGACCAAGTACGAGGACCCGGTAGCGGAGTGGCTCAAGAAAGAGTACGGCGACTACGGCCGCCGCACGGCCGAGTACATCGAGCTGCTGACAAGCGGCCAGCGCGAGTTTTGCGGGCGGTACCTGATTCATGGAAAGCCAGCCCTTGCGGCGAAGGAGGCGGGGTTCTCCAAGGCAGCACAGGCCCACGCCACGCAGTTCCTCAACGTACCCAAGGTGGCCGCGTACATCAACCTGTTGGCGGCGAAGCGAGAGGTCGACCTAAAACATGCGAGTTCCGCGGAGATGTTGATTCGCATAAAAGCGACACCTATGGTGGCCGCGGACAATGCACCGACTTCGGAAGCGGTCCAGAAAATGACCAAGAATTTAGAAGGGGGGGTGAAGGACCTCTCTGACGGCGCGTTGATGGAGAACATCCAAGGGCACGCCCCCACCGATGGCATCATGCAGTGCCAGCCGGTAACGATACCCACCAATGTGGTGTTCGGCCCGGACTGGGTGGTGGAGCAGTTGATACGAGTAGCTGAGCGGTGCCTACAGATAGAGGCCGTGTGCGATACCAAGGGCAGACCCATAGGGCAATTTAAGTTCGCGGCTACGCAAGCCCTCAGGGCGTTGGAGCTGGTGGGTAAGACACTGGCACTGTTCACCGATCGGGTGGAGCACACCCCGATGGAGCAATACGAGGAGGGTGAGCTGCAGGCCCGCATAAAGGCCCTGTTGGGGGACCACCCCGAGCTGGCGGGGCTGGCGACGAAGATCGACGTCGCGGCCAAGCCCAAGCCTAAGAAACCAGAACGAACCCCGGGGCAGAGCGACCCTGACTTTGTGGCGGACCAGAAGGGCCCGCCTAAGCGGGTACACTGATGGTTCAGGTAATGGCACAGAAACCCGGCTCGCAGACCCTTGAGGATGCGACATCCGAGATGCACCAGCTACTAGAGGAGGTCGAGCGCCGCAAGACCCATGAGACGTGGACCCAGTTCTTTGCGGACGAAGGCCCATTGCGTCGGGAGCTGTACCCCAAACACGTGGCGTTCATGAAGGCGAGTGCTGAGTTTCGGGAGGCCATCGCCTTCGGGGGCAACAGGTCGGGTAAGAGCTTAATGGGCGCCTTCATAACCGCACTGCACTTGACCGGGGAGTATCCTCACTGGTGGGAGGGCCGCCGGTTCGACAAGCCAACTCGCGGTATCGCCTGCGGTAAGGAGGGCAAGACGGTACGAGATTCAATTCAAAAACTGCTGATGGGCGAGCCGGGTAAGTTTGGCACTGGCATGATCCCCGCCCGGTGTTTGGATAGATCGCGGGTGTCGGCGTCCCGGGGGGCCTCGGGGTTGTACGACAGGATTCAGGTAAGGCACAAGTCTGGGGGCTGGTCCACTTTGCGGTTGAAGTCCTACGATCAGGGTCGAGAGGCGTTCGAGTCGGTGGAACTGGAGTTCGTGTGGGAGGATGAAGAAGCCCCTATGGAAATCCATTCCGAGAACCTGATGCGGACGATGACGACCGGTGGGATTGTCATGAACACCTTTACTCCGCTCAAGGGCACTACGCCGCTGGTGCGGGACCTGATAAAGAGGGCCAAAGCGGGCTCCGTGTTTTCCATTGAGATTCCATGGGATGACGCGCCCCACATTACCCCGCAGATGATCGAGGATATGGTTAAGAGGTACCCCTCGCACGAGCTGGCCGCGCGTAGGTACGGAAAGCCCCAACTGGGCTCGGGCGCCATATATACGGCGGACCCTAAAGAATTTGTTATACCGCCCCGGGAGCTCCCGGAGTACTGGCCGAGAATTTATGGCCTTGATTTTGGTTGGACGCATCCAACCGCAGCCTTGTGGGGTGCATGGGATAGAGAATCAGATACGCTTTACATTTACTCCGAGCACCGCCGGGCGCAGACTGAGATGGCTAACCACGTGGCCGCGATAAACGCTAGGGGGTCGTGGATACGAGGAATGTCGGAGACGGCGGGCACCAATATTTCGGACGGCCGTAGGATATACGATATCTATAAGCGCGACCACAAACTGCGAATCAAGCCCGCAGATAAGGCGGTGGAGGCGGGGATCATGAAGATTCAGCAGCGATTGGGGCAGGGCGGGCTGAAAGTATTTGACACATGCACCATGTTCCTGAGCGAGTATCTGACGTATCATCGGGTCAAAGGCATCATTAAGAAAGAGGAGGATGATCTCATGGACGCTTGGCGTTACATGGTCATGGGCCTCGAGAAGTACGCTAAGACCAAGGCCGAGGTCATGGGTAAAAACATAGGCGGAAACGTCACCGAAGTTAAGTTCGGAAATTGGAGATAGAGATGGCAGCCACACTGGAACTCATCGACATGGACCAGAATGAGTCGGACGATGCACGCCGTGCCGAAAGGGCCGCGGTATTATCGACAATGGCCACGATGCTGGAGGCCCGCAAGCGCAAGGCGGTGCAGCATAAGACTCAGATTGAGTTTCGTATGCAGCAAGACAACGACCAGTATTGGGGGCTGTCCGGTGGGCCTACGACCAAGGCCGATGTGGCGGCCGGGTACAGTGGTGGCGGGCGCAGTAGTGGTGTGCCCATAGACAACAAGACTAGGTCGATGACGCGCATCGCCTCGGCACGAATAGGGGATATGCTGTTCCCAACCAATTCGCCCAACTGGGCCTTGCGGCCGACACCAGACCCTGACATCGACGAGGAACTCATCGTTCGGGAGTACCAGTTGGAGCAGCAGGCTAATCCCCCTGAGGTTGACCCCCAGACGGGCCAGCCGGGTGAGCCGCCTCCGATAAACTACGACGCACTGGCCCGCAAAATAGCCGATAGGGCGTGCCGCAAGATGACGCGCAAGGTGGCCGACTGCCTGTCGCAGAGTGCCTACGCCGAGCTGTCTCGGGCCGCTATCCTAGACGCGTGTCGAGTGGGCACGGGTATCGTTAAGGGGCCCTACATGAAGCGGACGGTCCGCCGGACGTACAAGAACGTGGACAACGTGTCGATTATGGACGCACGGGTGGATATTCAACCTGCGGTGGCCCGGGTCGACCCATGGATGTTTTTCCCCCAGCATGCCCGGTGCATAGAGGAGGCCGAGTATAGTTTCGAGCTGCATCTGTACACAGGCACGAAGGTGCGCCAGATGGTCATGACGCACGGGTTCTACCCTGACCAGACGAACGACCTTCTGATGCAGTCACCGGACCGCGGGGCGGTGGACCAGATGCTGCGCCGCCGATCCTCCCTGATAACGGAGGCGGAAAGCTACGATGAGGCGTACGCGGTGTGGGAGTACCACGGCCCGATCGATAGAGAGGACCTCGAGCGGCTCGGCATTGATGTACCGGATGAGGATAACCTGACCGCGTACATCGCGGAGATTTGGTTCGCTCAGGGACACGTACTCCGGGTGAGCCTGTCCCCTCTCGAGGCCGACACGTCGCTACCGTACCATGTATTTAACTATGAGGAGGACGAGGGCAGCGTGTTTGGCTTCGGTATCCCATTCATCATGCGGGACGACCAAGCGGTCATCGATATGATGTGGGCCTCGATGCTCCACAACGCGGCGGTGACGGCCGGCCCGCAGGTCGCGATCAAGAAAGGCCTCATGACCCCGGCCGATGGTAGCTACACGATAGCTGGCCCGAAGTTGTGGTACCTGAACGACGAGGACATGCCTATTGGCGAGGCCATCCAGACGATGGTGATACCCTCGACGATCGGCACTAACATGCCGATGTACCAGCAGGCCAAAGAAAACGCAGATGCCAACACAAACTTGCCTTTACTGCTGGGCGACACGCAGGCGGCGCAGGTTCAGGGCGGGCAAGGGGGGCAGGCCAATGTCCTGAACTCCCAGAACATAGTGCAGCGGCAGGCCGCCCATAATTGGGACGACCACGTGACCGCGAGGCTCATAGCCCGAACATACGACTGGTACATGCAACATGACCCGGACCCCACGATAAAAGGCGACTACGACGTCGAGGTGCGCGGGGCNTCCTACCTATTGATCAAGGACCAGCAGGCCCAGCANGCCCAGCTGCTTGTCCAGATGACCTCGCAGGACCCTGAGCTCGCCAGACTGGTCAAGAAGGATGAGCTGTACCGCATATACGTGGGCTTTATGGACATCCCAACCGAGCAGCTGATGCGCAGCCCTGAGGAGCTCGCCATATGGGACTCCCAGCAGCAACCCGACCCGGTCGCCACAGCGACGGCGGGCAAGATCGGTGCCGAGACTGCCCTGATCGATGCGGAGACCCAAGAAGTGCTGTCAAAACTCCCTCCGGTGGACCCAGCAACGGGCGCCCCGATGGCCGCGGTTCCCGAGCCGCTCGCCGACAAGGACATGATGATGTACGAAATTGAGATGGCTAAGCTCGAGCAGAAGGAGGCCGAGGGCGACCGCACCCTGCAGGTAGAGCTGATCAGGCGAGAGACCGCGATGATGAAACTCGCCCAAGCGAGCGAAACTGAGCTGGCCAAGCTGCAGGCTACCGCAAACGAGTCCGAGTCAGCCCGTGTGTGGCAGGGTATGATTAAACAGACAGACGATGCCCGGACGGACTATTTCAAGTCGGCTACCCTAAGGCTGGAGGCCCACCGGGTGCGCCTGCAAGCACAAGACAGCGCCCGAGGCTATGATTCAGGCGCGTGACAGTATAGGATAGCAAAATGAATGTAGACAGAAACTCAGCAACAGCCATGGCCCTCCGGGGGGTACTTGAGGAGCTGATCGAGGGTAAGCGTCGGAGCCTAGAGCGGCCTACTTATGGCTGGGAGAAAACACTACAGCTGCGCGGTGAGCTTATTGCACTGCGACGCGTGTACAATGAAGTCACACTGACACCAACAGAGGAACCGACCGAAGATGAGTGAACCACAGGGACAAACAGCAGGGCGGCCAGAGGCCGGTGAACCACCACGCGAGCTCAGTGACGAGGAGCTATTCGCAGAGGAGTTCGATCGACGGGCGGCGGATGAGCGGGACGGTGCGCCACCGGAACCCACCCCCGAGCCCCTGATAGATGTGGCCCCGGAGCCACAGGTGGCCGACGACGAGGGGGACGCAGACCCGAATGCCGAGGCGGGCGCAGAGGCGCCCCCGACGAAACCCTCGTGGTATAACGAATTAAGTGACGAGGCCAAACTGGCCTTCGACCAGCAGGAGTCGAGCATCTCGACCCTGCAACAACAGTATAGTGCTGTACACGGACGTCTCGCCCCGGTACAGGCTCAAGTAGCACGACTGCAGCGGCAGCTTAGCACTCCGCAACCTACGCAGCAGGCGTCTACCGGCGGGCAGCCAACTCCAACCGATCCAACTCCGGCACCGGACTTTGAGAGCAAAGAGTTTTTAGAGTTTGCAGAGAACTATCCCGATGAAGCTGCGCAAATGCGTAGACTTTGGGTGTCCCAGCAAACGAACACGCAACGACTAGAGCAGCGACTGGACAGCATGTCCCGGAGTCTCGAGAACGTACAATCAGTTTCTAACACCCAGACGTACCAGACAGAGCTGCAAACTTTAGCGGAGCGTCATCCTGATTGGATGACAGTGAGGCACTCCCCTCAGTTTGAAAGCTGGCTACAGACCCAGCCTGACGCACTCCAACCAATGGTTGAGTCCGCCAAGGCGTCTGAATGCGCGTACATACTGGACCGTTACAAGCAGGATGTGTACCTCCACGAACTCCAACTGGCCGGCGACACGCCAGCCCCAGCCGCGCCCAGCCGTGCGAGTGCTACCGCACAACATCGTGAGTCCCTGAGACTGCACGCATCACCTGACCCGCAGGGTGGTGGTGTTGGAGTCCCCGGGGTCACCCGAGCGGCCCTCACTGACGAGGAGCTTTGGGTGGAGGAATTGGCACGACGAGTGCGATCTCAAAAACAATCGCGGTAACAAGTAGGAGATATTCGCATGTCAGTTACAAATACAACTGCCAGATTTTACGCCGGTGCCGGAGCTAATGTAGCCGGTGCTGTCTCTCCGGGTAACCGGACCAACACGTACGCTGAGCTGGACCTGCTCGAGCGGGCCCGCCCACAGTTAGTGCTCGATCTGGGCGCCGACTTGAAACCTATGCCGATGAACAAGGCCGACAGTGTGACCTTCCGTCGCGCTGTGAACGCTGTGGTGTCGCTGTCGGTGGTTACCGAGGGCGTGACCCCAGCCTCACGCGCGCTGGCGTATGAGGACGTTAAGGGTACCTTGGGCGAGTACGCCGAGGTGTTCGAGATCACATCCCGTATGGATGAGCTCGGCGAGGATAAAGCGGTGCGCGACTCCGCCGATATTCTGGCTGATTTGGTGGCGAACACCAAAGAGGCCGTGGCTTGGGCCGCGTATATCATCGGCACCAACGCGGTGTTCGCTGGAGCGGCGACCGTCCGATCCGAGGTTCTTAGCCCGTTGAAGTTGGGCGACCTCCAGATGGCGACGCGGTCTCTCATGGCGGCCAAGGCTCAGAGGTTCACAACCGTGGATAATGGCGGCCTGAACGAGAACACGTATCCGATCGAAGCGGCGTTCTACGCGTTCTGCCACACCGATCTACAGCCCGATGTGCGTAACATCGCCGGGTTCCGCACCACTGCGGAGTATGGCGGCAAGAAAATTGTGTCGGAGTATGAGTTTGGTGCGGTTGAGAACGTCCGATTCTTGTGTACCCCGCAGCTGTCCCCGATTATAAACGATGGTGGCGAGCTGACGGCGGAGAACATCAAGTCCGAGTTAGGCGTTAATGCCGACGTGTATCCGGTTATCGTTTGCGGTAAGCACGCTTTGGGCTCGGTCGACCTCAAGGGCACCGGGGCCAAGGGTTTTGGCGGGGCTAAGATCAACGTCCTGAATGGCGCAGACAAGGCTGATCCGACCAACCAACGCTGTTATGTGGCGGTGCGCTGGTACGACCTCAAGCTGATCTTGAATCAGGAGTGGGCGGTACGGATAGAGTCGGCCTGCACGGACGACCTGAGCCTGCTCACGTAGTAGGTAGTGTAAACGTGGCGGGAGGTTGCGACCTCCCGCTTTTAATAGACATTGGAGCGAGAGATGAATTTAAGACTAGCGGCAGAGAGCAAGTTCGAGGGATGTAAGCGCGAGGAACTTGTGGTGTATTGCACGGTGCTGGGCATCGAGGTCAAAGAGGGCCACAATGTACCGAACCTGATTAAAAAGTTACTGGACACACTGGGCCAGTACAACGAATTGAGTATCGCCGATCCTGAGGAGGCCCACGCGAAGGCGGTGAAGCTGACGGAGCTGAACCTCAGCGATCTGAATCTGGCATCGACGGGCCGCTGGCAGGGCAAGCGGCGCATCGTGACCCTGCACAGAGCGGCCGCGTATGACACCGCGTTCCCACTATTCCTAGCGTGGGAGAACATGCACGTGTACCTTCCGTACGGCACTAAGGCGGCCCTGCCTTGGCCTATCTGGTGCATCCTGCACGAGACGTCGAAAGCGAAGAAGATGATCCGCAAGCGACACCTCGATGACGAGGGCCGGATCAGTTACCGCGAGACGTGGGTGCCTGATCAGCCGTACATGTACACCGATCACGGGGATGACCCTGACACGGCCCTGCTGCCGGCAACAATCATGCAGGCGGTCCGGGATATGTATGATGCCTCTGAGGGCCTCAAGTCGTACAACGAGCGCCAAATCAGAGAGATATGCCGTCGCCTCCGTATTGGGGCCAAGCGGGAGTGGTCCCGCGAGACCATGCTGGCCGACATCCAGATGGTGTTGAGCATCCCTATATCCATGGGCGAGGCTTCCGGCGGATTGTCCGCGAGCCAGTCTGCCGCGCGTAAAGNGCACGCCCAGTAGGAGTATGTCATGACGTATCTGGATTTGGTGAAACGGTTGGTACAGGAGCTACGCATTGAGTTGTCAGCCAAGGTCACCACCGTGAACCCGGAACCAGCGGCGTCATACGGCACCACGACAGAGTTAATAACCTCGTGCTCCCAATGGGTGCAGCAGGCGTGGATTGAGATTCAGGAGGATCAGGACAACTGGAATTTCATGGTCACGCGCACGCAGTTCGATCTAGCTGAGGGGCAGTATAGCTACGACATCGCAGACATCGTGGACACGGCCCTTGATCCGGTTGAGTACGACCGCCTCGTTATGTTCGTGGCCCCCGGTGACTACCGGTACATATGGCTGAACAATGGGGCCGTGGCCAACCCGGTCCCCAGTCGCTGCTATTTTGTGGAGCCCGAGCACTTTTTCGGGTTCTACGATGCGAATCGGCCCGCCCAAGGATTGCCGGGCACGTTTTCCACAGACAGGGAAGGGTGCCTCGTGTTCAATACGGCGCCCGGCAACGACGATTATAATGTCGAGTTCAACTTTAAGGCACAGCCGCAGAGGTTGCTGGCGGACGGGGATATCCCCCGCGGACTACACGAAAAATTCCACATGCTCATCGTGTACAGGGCGATGCAGTTTTATTCTATGGGGGACGAGGCGGACAAACAGTACGCCCGGGCTACTAAACTATACAAGGGTTGGATGAACAAGCTACGGCTGCGTGAGCTGGGCGGATACTCAATGCCCGGCACACGGAGCTGATGTGGAAAATGTCCTTTTAGATGGCGGCCTAGACTTAGTACACGCCAGACCAGCGGTTCTCCCCGGCCGGTTGAGGGAGTGCCTGAACTACGAGGTCGGCTGGGCACGCGGGTACACCCGCATTGATGGCTTCGAGAGGTTTGACGGCAAGATAGATGATTCCGTTTTGGACTACGCAATAGTAAAGGTGTGGGATGGGGGGGTGTCTAACCCGTACCCGTACCCCCTACCCCCTGTTGGGAGCGAAGTTTGGTGGTATTACGCTCAGGGCGCCCTGGTCAATTGGGACAACCATGTAGGCACCCTGATAGCGGCCGAGCGGGGCCCCGCTGAGGGGGATGACGGCGAGCCGACGTATTTGACGGTGGCGCCCGACCCCAGCTTGGAGGGCATCCCAGATGGAGCGACCATCATAGCCGGCCCATCTGGGGCCCCCGTGCTGTTCTCGGCGGACTACAACAGCGAGGATTCACCCCCCAGTAGCTGGACGATGTACCCCCTCCGCTCAAGCACAGGTGTGCTGACGACGTACTCGAGCTACAACCCCGAGGGTCTTGAGTTCTACCCGGGTGACTTGGCTTGGTTTTACCCCGGCGGGTGGCGTGCTGTCCCCAACTGGGATAATTTCATGGGGGTTGTCACCTCGGTCGAAGGTGACGGTAGCGAACTCTCGCCGTGGTATGTAACGATAGCTTTGGACCCTAGCTTTGACGGGGTGCTCCCGAATGGGTCGAATCTTACGGCGGGCCCGGACGGTGGCCCCATCTCCCACCAGACTTTTTTCACGGAATATGATGAACCCTTTTCCTCGTGGGTCGTGACGGCACCCCTACCAGCGGGCTCTCAAGCCGAATACCTCGCTGACCTGCGGGCGCAGGCGGACACATTCAGGGACACCATAGGCCCGGCCCCCGGCGGGGGCACCATTTTAGGCCTGCACTTCCACGAAGATGCCCTGCACGCAATCAGGGACGTGCTCAAAATATCACTGGCCCCGGACACAAACAACATCCTGCAGGTGGGGATGTACGTGTACACACTGAACCCGCTCCGGGTGGGGGAGGTCATAGCGGCGGACGCCGAGGCCAACGAGTACCACATAGCCTCGGTGGATAAAGAAGGATTCTCGCTCGAGGCGGGCGACTCCGTGGATGTTGCGCTGTCCGTGCGGTTCGTTGATGGCTCCGGTGGGTACTCCCGAGGACAGTTGGTCGACCTCCCAGCCCACGCGTCGGATACATCCGGCTGGATGGCCGTGCTGGACCACAGAGACGGCAGTTTCGACTCGGGCAACGCGCTCGGTGTGATAGTCATCGCCGGGCCGGATGCCGTGGGGCCAGCCCCAGCTACGGCCATGGAAGTGCATGCAGGGGAGACCACCGGCACCGCCTTGGCGGGCACGTTCACCACGGGCGCCGTGGTTTTCGCGGGGCAGGCGTCTTTCTCGACGGTGTCCGAGGTGTTCACAACGGCGGACCATGCAGCACTGTGGCGCAGCACCCCGACAGGTTGGAAGGCGGCGACCACTGGTAAAAGCGTGCCCTTTACGGCGGGCGCGGTCAACCCATTTTCAGAGACTCCAGTGCCGAGCACGGTGACCCGACTGCCGAGGGGTGTCTACAAGGCCTCGGGCGCTGGCATTCCTAACTGGTCGTCCCCGATCACAAACATCCTGCTGGATGATGGGGACACCACGGGCGTGTTCGTCGGAGGGGCCCCGTCAGTACCTGTGGAGGGCCGGTCTAATTCGTTGGCTGTGCATGACTACGGGTTCGGGCTATTTGACGACGCGGTGGTGACAGGTATCGAGGTGAACGTGAGGGGTCGGGACACGGAAGTCGGAGGCGTGAAGTCGCTCCGCATAGGCGCGATAAACTCTAGCCACACGTCGCCCATGCATCTGGCCGAAGGGGTGACCATTGAGGACAACATTATTGGTGGGGCCACCAAGTTGTGGGCGCGTGGCGGGCACACCCCCGCGGAGCTAAACGCCTCAGGATGGGGATTTAAGATATGGGCGACCGCGTGGAATACAATGGGGGCCGTTGTTGACACCGTGGAGGTGACAGTCCACTACACATCCCTGCCCACGGGCGAGGTATTCTTGTGGGACGGCACCAATGATATAGGCACACTGTCGCTGGCCGCCGCGGTTGTGAACGCCGGTGAGTGGGGTGTTGACGATGGAGCCGTTGGGTACTTCCGCTTGAAGGACTGGGACATTGTCGCTATCCCGCTGGGCACCGAGATATACACGAAGGCCGGGGGCCCCGACACGGTGGGCAACCTACTGGTCGCGACCACTGATGGCAACGTAACGGCCCCTCTGCTTCCCGGGTCTACGGCCCTCGAACTGAACAAATCCCGCTACGAGATGATGTCCTTCAACTTCTATGCCTCTGAGGATCGCAACGCGATCTACGGCGTGAGCGGGGCGGGTCCGGCGTTTTGGTACGACGGCACGACCCTTGACTTCGTACTCACCGGGGTGGCTGTCGACAAGGACAAGCCCCGCCACATCGCGCCGCATGTAAGCAGGCTGGCGCTTGGGTACATCTGGGGTGAGGTGTACGTGTCCGAACCCGGCGAGCCCCTGCAGTACAATGGCACTCTGTTCGCGGCCACATTTGGGTTTGGGGACAAGATAACGGGGCTTACGCCCATCGCGAGCGACGCGTTGGCGGTGTTCACTGAGTCGTCCTCGCACGCACTCGTCGGCGTACTCACGGCCACAGCGCAGCCGGAGCAGAAAGTGATCAGCCCTAAGGTCGGGGCGATCGAGTACACGGTCCAGAATACGGGCACCCGGCCTATCTTCGCCAGCTTCCGTGGCATCGAGACGCTCGAGACTATGGACCAGTACTCAGACTTTTTCACAGCACCGCTGACCTACGACGTGTCGACGTGGCTATTGCCACGCCTGCAGGGGCACACGGATGTGATTGATGGGGGCGTGGTGGCCAGCGTGGTCGTGCGTAACAAGAACCAGTTTAGGATGTTCTTTGCCGACGGGTACGTTATGACGCTCACCTATGTGGGGCCAGACAAGACGCCGCAAAGCACCATACAAAGGTACTGGGTGGACAACGGCGCAGAGGCTGACGACACCGTGTACACAGTGTTCGCTACGGCGGCGGGCGTGACGTCCGGCGGGCGGGACAGAGTGTTTTTCAGCGTACTTCCCGAGGGCAGCAAGGGTCAGTATGGCTACGCGTATGAGATGGACCTCGGGCGCAGCTTCGACGGCGCACCCATACAGGCACACATCGAGCTGTCGCACTACTATTCCAAGGACCCTCAGAGCGGGGCGCCCGCGCCCTACATGAACAAGACGTTTAATGTGGTCCACATGCACGGCCGGGTGAATGGGTACTCAGAGTTACGGCTGTCCCGCTCGGTGAACTACGAGGAGATAGACGAGCCGGACCTGAACCACGAGCTGATGACTCTGGGCGCCTTGACGGAGCCAGCCGACAATACGGTCCGGGACAAGTACACTAAGGGCCGACTGACCGCCAGTGGTTTTGCGGTATCAGTACGTGTTGAGAGCCGAACTGCTGTAGAATTTCCACATACCCTACAGATGATTACATTTTTGGACGATTCCGCCCGCAAACCAAACAGGTGACCTATGCCAGCAACCGACCAATCCCTCATGGGGCCAAACACACCCGCGCAGGAAGCCGCTCGGCTGGCGCAGCGGAATAAAGACAACGCGGCGCTTGCTGCGGAGCGCAAGCAGGAGGCGGACCTCGCGGCGGGCAACATAGACCCATCGACAGGCCTGCGTCCGACGCCCGACGGCTCCAAGCAGGCTGGCATTGAGACCGGTGTCGACGGCAGGCCTAATGTCAAGGTCGATATGAACATAACCAAGGGGCTGTACGATAACGTCGATGCGATCGGCGAGTCTAAGTACGCAAACAATGGATACGGCGTGTCCGGCGGCCGGGCCACCAACCGCAATGTGAACGAGAACGAGACCTCCCAATATCAGCTGGACCAGATGCTGAAATCGGATTCCCCCCTCATGCGCCGTGCGGCGGCGGCGGGCATGGCGAACGCGGGCAGTCGGGGGCTGATGAACAGCTCGATCGCCGGCGGCAACGCCATGGGTCAGATGATAGACAAGGCCCAACCCTTCGCCCTGCAGGATGCCAGCTGGTACGGCAAGACCGCCTCGGACAACATGTCGGCCACGAATGACATGTCGAAGGCCAACCTGAACGCCCGGGTGGCATCAATGCAGGCGGGCGCACAGCGGGACAACACAATATTAGCGGGGCAGGTGCAGCAGTACGGTGACATTGGCCGGGGGCTCATGGGTATGGAGGACCGAGAGGACAACCAGAACTACAAAGCGGAGCAGGACGAAATAAACCGTAGCTGGACATCGGACGAGAACATGCTCACCAACACGTTGGCGTGGGCGCAGACAAAGTTGGATGCGGCCACGCGCATGGGCATGTCCCGGGCGCAGGCGACGGCCGAGATGTACGCCTCGATCATGGCGAACCCCGACAAGAAGTTTTCCGCCAGCGAGCGGGTCGTGGCGGTCAACAGGATGCAGCAGCAGGTCAATGAGATGTACGGGGACGCCGACCTAAGCCCGTACGAGCTGTCCTTTGATCCGGCCACGGGGACCTATGACGAGTCGCTGAGACCAGATTCGTTTTTCGCCAGTGAGGAGAACCCGAACGGACCGCGGGACCCCTCGCTCCCGGGGTTTAGTAGGAACCCCGATGGTACGTACACGCTGACGGTGCCGGCGGACTTCGAATGGTCATCGCAATTCAACGCCCTGTCCTCGTGAAGGCCCGGGTTGCTAACTTCGCCGCCCTCACAGTGGTGACCAAGTTTTGCAGGGCCCGCCATGCGGAGTCCTCATGGGCTGAGGTGCCATTTAACCCGGTATTATTCCGGAAGAACCTGATGCTAATGGTACGCACCCCCGGGACCGACGTGCTGGTGGTGGAGACGGAGCAAGGGGCGGTGACGGGGGTGTTGCTGGCTTCGCTGGAGCAACTGGTATTCAATAAGATGGTGTACGCCACGGATATTCATTTTATGTGTACCGGCGGCGGCATACCCCTGCTGGCCGAGTTTAGGCGGTGGGCAATTGAGCACCACGCGAGTAAGATCATCATGGGCATAGCCAACGACGACCCGTCGGGTAGGGTGCATAAATTTTACGAGGCCATGGGGATGAAACCCGTGGGCGATGCGTGGGTCATGGACCTAGCAGATCAGCAGGAGACAGTAGCATGAGCTTTATTAGCAAGGGTTTGAAAAAAGTCTGGAAGTTCGTCAAGGACAACTGGGTGGCCATCGCCCTCGCTGTTGCCGTTGTGTTCACAGCCGGCGTAGCGACGATTGGCTTCGGCGCGTTCTCCGCAGCGGGGTTTGGCTCCGGTGCCGCAGTGGCTGGGACGGCGGCTGGGGCCGGGACGTTTGGCAGCTTTATGGGCGCGGTTGGCTCCACCATGTGGGCCGGCGTCGCCGGTGCCGCTGGTTCCATGGGCGTGGGCGCAGGTGCGACGGTCCCAACTACAGCTGCATCCGTGGCCGCCGGCACAGCAGGTACGCAGGTGGGGCTCGGTGCGGCATGGGGGGCAGGTGCGGCCGTCGGCAACACCGGCGCGAGCGTAGGATTCGATATGACAGGTAAGCTCGGCGCCAATACGGCCGCTAAACTGGCCACCACTGCCGGGGACACCGCGAAAGCCCAAGCCCTGCTCGGCGGAAAGACGGTTGCCGAGGCCGAGGCGGCCAGTCGGAGCGCCATTGTGGCCGCCAACTCGGCTAACCTAGGGAGCAACGCGGTGCCGACGGCCCTTGGCAAGTCTGTGGCGGGCGGGGGTGGGATGACTACCGGCCAAGCTACGCTGCTGGCCGGCGCTGCAGGACCGGCACTGACCGCGCTGGGTAGTGGGGAGCCGGACACAGGCGGGGCACCCATCTGGTACAGCACCGCCGGTGGTGCCGGCAAAGAACGCCGGGCCAATAACCCGGCCCCCGAGGTCGATGGGGTGGCCGCCCCGGGGGCCCCGGGAGCCGGCGCATCCGGCGAGGGTGTTAAGGACTTCATGGTGGATCGGCAGATGAACCGGCCTTTGATGGGGCAATCCAGCCCTCGGGGCATGGACGGGCAGGCCAACCGGGCCGAGGATGACTTGAGCTTGATGGGAGGACAGTATGCAAACGCCTAACGAAAAAAGGCCGCCGCCAAAACGCGAGACGGATGGCAAGCCGCCGGACCCTCAGGAAGCCGAGCTGGTCGAGGACATGCAGATGGACGTCATGGACTACATTTTTGGTCGGGGCACAGATGGGATTGTCCGCATGCTCAAGGAGAGCACGAACACTTCGGAGTCTATGGCTACCGCGGCCTATAAGGCTGTCCGGCTGTCAGCGGAGAAGCACAAGGCAACCGCTTCGATTGCCATGGACATGGATATGATGCTGGGGGTGTCGACGTCCGCCGTTGAGATGATGATGGAGGTCGCCGAAGCGGCCGGACAGGTTGATGCGGGCACCAATAAGCGCAACTTGCAGGACGACACGTTGATGAGGATGGTTGTCATGCACGGGGAGACCGTTGAGCGTACCCCGGAACGGAAGTCTGCTGCCATGACAGACCTGCGGGATTATTTGAAGGATGATGGGGCCCAGAAAGCGTTTGACTACGTCAACAAGCGGGCCAAGGACGAGGGCTTGAGCACGGATGATATGCAGCGTCGGGGAAACCAGATGCTGTATGGCACCAAGACCCCGGTCGAGGATAAGTTGAAGGCGGGCATGAAGAAGGGCTTGATGGATCAGCAGGACCAAGCCGTCGGCGGGCTCCAACCCACCGCGCAGCCGGATACGACACCCGAGCCACCGCAGGTGCCACCCGGTTCCGCCCAACAGCCGATGGCGCAACCTGACCCGATGGCGCAACCTGACCCGATGGCGCAACCGCAACCGGCACCAATGGCCCAGCCTCAAGGGCAGGGTAGCTTGATGGGCTCAGCTGTGCCCCCACAACAACGACCAATGGAGCCGCAAAATGGCGAACTCAGATGATTGGATGAAAGCCGGCGGACAGGCCCTGATGGGGGGCCTCCAGACGTTTCAGGTTAATCGAAAAATGGAGATGGAGGAGCAGAAGGACAAGCGCCTCGCGGAGATTGCCGAGGGTAGGCTGGGTGTGGATAAAGAATACGTGGCCCTTCAAGGTCGGCGGATGGACCAGCAGGACTCGGACAGCCGGGCCGAGAGCGTGAACAAGACTATCGCCACGGTGCAGGAGCGGCTGGACCAGTTGATCGATCCGGATGACATGGCAATGCAAGAGTTGCTGATGCAGCGGGCCGAGGCTGTCAAGTCGCACGCGGACTCGGGCATGGCGCCGGAGGACCTGACCAAAACACTGAACATGCTGGAGTCCAACTACCGCGAACAACGTATGGCCAGTCTCGAGCCCGGCACCGATGCCTACAAGGCCCGGCAATCGGGTATGGATAGCTACATCGATAAGATATACGCGACAGTCAAGACCGGCAACGCCCGCATGAGAAATCAGTTCGGGGACGAGTGGTCCGGTGATGTGGCCGAGGTGCTGTTCATGAATAAAAATGCCCGGGATGCTATCGATGCGCCTATCGGCGACAGCTATGAGGATGCGACCGGCGGGCCGGTTGGCGACCGGCGGGCACCCCAGATGACGGGAGAGCCGGGTGCTGCTGGGCCCCCCGTCCGTGGGGAGATAGGTAGGGACTTCGGGTTGATGTCGAGGCCGGGGGGCGAGTGGGCCACCGATGCGATGTTTGGCTCGGGCGAGGGGGACATCCCTTACCTCGAGGGCAATGATCCGTACGGCGTACATACGGCGGCCAAAGGGCTAAAGGGCCTGTACCGGGGCTACCAAGAGAACATCGGCCAGCCGTTCTCGCGGTTCATGCTGGGCGATCGCCGCCCCGACAGGAACCAGACACCGACGGTTGGCACCGACGTGCCGCTGATGGGCGATGCACCGACGGCGCCGTCTGCACCCCGGCCCCGATAAGTGGCGGGCTCCGTATACAACGGCCTAGTACCACGACTGGCCGCCAACGAAGGGTACCGGGACTACGTGTATCTGGATAGCTTGGGCAATCCGACGGCGGGGTGGGGGCACCTCATCCGGCCGGAGGACAACCTCAAGGTGGGAGACAAGGTCACACGGGAGTGGTCCGAGGGTAAGCTGGCGCAGGACGCCGGCGGCGCAGTTGATGCGTCACGCCGGGCGGTACCCGGGATCGAGCAGTACCCCCAGAAGTTTCAGGAGGGCATGGCGGAAGTCATGTACCAAATGGGCGACGACGTGTTCCGGAAATTCCCCAACGCTCTCGGGCATTTTCAGGCGGGGCGCCTCAAAGAGGGCGTCAATGAAATGCTGGTGGACGCCGGCGGTAAGAAACCCTCATTGTGGGCGCAGCAGACACCGAACCGGGCGCGCAACGTCACCGACCACATGTTGGATGGGGCCGCTGAGTGGACTAGGTCTGGGGGCACCCCGAGTAGGGCACCCGCACCACAAAGGGACCCGACAAAAAACACCCAGACGGGCGACCAGATCAGTCAGATGGCCCGGGGCGATGTGCCGGACAGTTGGCGGGAGCGCCGGACGGATGAGCTGCAGATGGGGGTGACCTCAGTGGCGGCCGGCATGCTGAGCACCGCTGGACTGGCTGCGGGACTGGTCGATGGCCCCCTAGGGTTGACGGACCCGCTGGTTGATAAACTGAACCAATGGTCGGAGAGCCTCAACAGCACGATCCCCCAGTGGATTCAGGACGACATATACAAAAAGACAATTGTCTCCGATGGTGAGGGTGGCTGGGAGTTCAACGTGGACTCTCTCGCTGACTACGCGGGGTTGGTGCGTAAGGGTGCATTCTACATCGGCGGATCGGTTGCCCCGGGCGGCGCGATCGCGGGCGGCGGCAAGATGCTGGCCAAGGCTGGCGCGAAGTACCTGCCTAAAATGTTCCTGACAGGGGGCAAGCTGTCGATCGCGGGCGGCGCGGCATCCTACGGTGCGGCCAACTCGGCCTACATGTCGGCCGATGCGTACCAGAACGTGTACAAATCAATGTACGGTCAGGCCATTGTCGACGGCATGTCGGTGGAGGAGGCCGAGGACAGGGCGGAGGGGGCTGCTCAGATGGCGGCCCTGACCACAGGTACTATCGCCCTTGGCACCGGCGCTATCGGTGGCCTAGCGATGACCGGCGGTGGTGCCATGTCACGGGTGGCCAAAGGTATGACCCTTGGCGCGGCCACCGAAGCGGTTGAGGAACCCGGGCAGTACGTGGCCGAGCAGTTGGCCATGGGCCGGCCGGTTGATCCGCTTGAAGTGGGTGAACGGGCTCTGCTGGGCGCATTCACAGCGGGTCCTATGGAAGGTGCGATGGCGGGCCTCGCCGGCGAGAACACAAACGTGGACGGCACCCCATCCCCAGTCAATAGTACGGCGGCCCAAGCCGGCGAGATACTCATCGATGAGGCCCTCAACGACCCATCCGGCGATGTGCCTCTTGTCGTCCCCGAAAATTCAGCCGGTGGGGCCCCAACCCCACCCGCACTCCCGCCACTCAAGGGCCAGCGGACAGAAGGCGCCCCATCCCCAGTTGAGCCTGACTCATTGGACATTACGATGGATGTGCCGGCCCCGGTGGCGGGGGTCGAGGCCGACCAGACTACGATGGACATCACCCCGGTGCCCGAGGTTGAGCCCGTGGCGGAGCGGTTGAAGAGGTCGACTAAGAAATCCCTGCAAGGGGAGTTGGATGCGTTGGGGGAATCGTACACCAAGAAGGCCACAAAGCCGGCGCTGCTGCGCCAGTTGATTGTTGCCGAGCAACGTGTCGCTCCTGTAGAGTCCGAGGTAGCGCCCGATGTCGTGGACCCCGTGACCGCGCCGCCCGCCGAGTCTACCCCGGCCCCTGTGGATCGCACAGCCGGCATCAAGGCCGCCGCTGAGAAGCGCGCAGTTGCCGATGCCAAGGCCGAGGCCGATCAGGCCGAGCAAGACCGCATCGATGCCGAGGAGTATGTCGATCCGACCGATGAGGTTGATCAGACAGACGCCGCGCTCGAGGCGTACGCAAAGAAAATGGCCGCCGAGGAGGAGTCCGCACCGGAACCGACCGAGGCGGAGTACATGCCCGAGGCCCGGGCCGAGGCGGATGCCGAAGCTGCCGAGTTGAAGGGCGAGGCCCTTAAGAGGGCGCTCAAGGAGCGCGATCTATCTGTCTCCGGCACCGTGGCGGACAGGCGCAGCACACTGGCGCAGCACTTGTTCACTAAGAAAATGGACGAGTTCTCCAAGCCGGCGCCCCTGCCGTTGGCCAGCGTGGCCAACACCGAGGCCGTGGCCCGACGCACTGCGGAGCGCGAGGCGGAGACCGTGGCCAAGGAGGCCGAGGACCTGAAACGGGAGCAGGCGGAATACGATAGGCAGGTTGATACGATCACCGGCAAGACGGTTCCCGAACTCAAAGCGATCATGGACGCCCAAGGCGTGCCGTACAACAAGGCCAGCAAGGCCAAGCCGGCTGTGAAGGCGGTGAAGGCGGTGAAGGCCACCAAGACCCGCAAGGGCACCCCGGCTGTGAAGGCGCAGAAAGCCGTGCCGGCTGTGAAGGCGGATACCAAGGCCCAACTTGTAGAGAAGCTACTGGCCAAGCTGCCCGCGCGGCCTGAGACCCAAGCGGAGACCCAAGCGGAGACCCAAGC